CATCACATTTCATTCCAAAATCTAGTTATTTTGATATTGAGACTTCACCCCAACCCGGTGTAGTTTCATCTTTTACAAAAGATCAGAAATTGAGTGAAAAACACGTTTATCGTGATGATGACAATGATTTTTGTTTAGTACATCTACCATCTTGTCCCCCTGGAAGAGATTTGGTTGACTATTTTGCTATGGAGAAAGCTACCTTTCGAGGCAAGCACACTAGATTATTATATAAATCTCCTAATGGCGATATTTTTCGTTCAGAGCAAAATTTGGCACCATATACAGATCCTTTTTCGGGTCGTAATGAAATTGTTTACACAGGACCCCGTGAAATTGAAACGTGGTTTGGACCAGCTAGTCGCAACCATACCTATGTATGTAAGGGTGCATTGACTTCAAAGTTAGAGTTCAACTCCTTTGCTGGATTGTGCGGTTCGTTGTATTTTGATAATGAACGTGCTATTATTTATGGTTTCCACATTGCTGGAATTTCCACTGGTAGTACAACCGCATGGTGTAATAATTTGACTAAACCTGAATTAGAGAAAGGTATCAAACATGTGATGGAAAAATCACATTGTATGGTCCTTCATTCTATGGGAGATGTTCATGTTGATACTTATGGTACTGATTATACCGTGGAAAACGGTACACCATTGTGTATGCGAGATGATGGTCTTGGACCAAAGTCTATTGCAACATACATTGGTAAAGTTAAGAAATCAGGTCAAGATTTAGTTTCAGCAGCAAGAACACCTTATATTCCTACTCCTTTTAAAGGAATTGAAGTTTTAGGTGAACGTAAACATAGACCACCAAAGAATCCTAATGACACTGACAAGACTATGAAGACATTGAACAAACTTTTAGATCCAGTACAACATTATGAACATGATATCTTGGAGATGGCTGTTAATGATTATGAGAAACAAACTTGTGAGACAATCGAGAAGAATTTTGATAAAGTCTCATCTGTGTTGCGTATCTATTCGCAAGAAGAAGCAATGGATGGAACGCAAGATGGTAACTTGTTTGGATTACCGAATTCAACATCAGCTGGTTTCCCAATTGGGAAATCTAAGAAAAAGTGTTTAGTCAGAGATCCTTTTGATGAATCAGTTGTGAAAGTTCCTAGAGAATTTAATGATGAATATGATATTCAGAAAGAGATTGATAGAACACTACAATGTTGGCGCTCAGGTGAACGCAGTGAACCCATTTACAAAGCTAGTAGTAAAGTGAATGAGTTATTACCGACAGAAAAAGCCTTGGTTAAAGTGCGAAAGTTTTATGGTTCTCCATTTGCAAACTTTGTCGCATCAAGACGTATTTTAGCAGGTATTCCTGAATTTATGCGTCATTTCCAAGAAGAAACTGAGTGTTTTGTTGGTGTTAATGCAACATCTGAACATTGGAAAAAGTTACATGATTTTATTACAACCTTTAGTAATGATCGTATGATTGCTGGTGATTTTGCCGGGTTTGATACTCGTATGGCAGCACAAATTACTACCGCAGCAGCGAAAATTATGGTTAGTTGGTACCGTG